GATATTGATGGAGCAGTTCAAATTGATGCTGGCGTTACTGTTGGTGTTGATGATACAGGGCAAGATGTTAAATTCTTTGGTGCTACTTCTGGAAGTTTCTTATTATGGGACGAGTCAGATGATGCATTAGAACTAACAGACTCTTCTCCAATTAAAATTGGAGATGGTGGTGATATGCAAATATACCACGATGGTTCAAATTCTTATATTACAAATTCACAAGGTGCTTTAAAACTTGCAACAGAAACTTCTGGTATTGCAATTACATTAGGACATTCAACTTCAGAAGTTACAGTTGCTGATAACTTAACAGTAACTGTAGAATAGGTTTCATGGGTTATGATGATAGCGCAACAGGATTTGTATTCTTAACTGCTGCTAGTAACTCGTCAGAAGTATTTAGTGGAACAGAAGCTAAATTAATAGCAGGTTCTTTAGATATATCAGGTGATGCAGATATTGACGGCACATTAGAAACAGATGCATTATCAATAGGTAGTACAACAATAACTACAACAGCAGCAGAAATTAATTTAATAGATGGTGGCACTGCAAGAGGCACTACAGCAGTTGCAGATGGAGACGGCTTACTTGTAAATGATGATGGCACGATGAGAATGACTAATGTCACAACATTAAAAACATATTTTCAAAGTGGTGTTTCTGTAGCAGCAGATGATATTTCAGCTGGGGATGGAGCAGTTACTTTATCAACTACATCAGGTAATATTACAATTGATGCAACAGCGAATGATACAGACATTATATTTAAAGGAACTGATAATAGTTCTGATATTACGATGCTTACACTTGATGGTAGTGATGCTGGTTCTGCTACATTTAACCACGATATTATTTTAGGAAATGATTCTTTTGTAAGATTTGGTGATGCTGGCGAAAAAATTACAGGAGATGGAACTGATTT